CAAGAAATGAAAAAGAATGAACATAAAAACATTCCTTAAACCAGAGCACTCAAGAGAGGTGCAAAGGCTGCTCTATTTTCATAAAGCATTTTTGCGGGAGCCTCAAGAAGACCAATGCCTTTCTTAACGCCCCCCCAAAAATCCTTCATCCACTGCATATGATCGGCATTCGCCATACAGTGAGGTTGCTTCGAAAGCACACTATTCGCCTGATCCATATAATGTTGGGATCCGACACATTGAACGGAAGCCCACAGTTGAGAGGTTGTTAAAACCTCATAAACCGTAGTAACTTCTAATCGAATTACCGTTTGTGTTTGATCCTGCGTTATAGGACCTGGCGCATATTGACCACTCACTATTATAGACGGAGGCCTACTAGCACCGGGAAGAGAAATAGAGTCAGGCACCTTGAATTCAAGGTCCTCATTGTCTTCAGCAGACCACCACCCATAAGTCCCCTGACTAATGGGCCCATTGTAAGATCCAGGAATCATAGAAAGGTTTTCCCAATTCTGATACGATCCTGTACTCGCAAGGGGTGCATTAGTAAAGTAACTTGACTGGAGAGTAGATCCCGGAACATAAGCGCAAGCAATATTCCCACCGTTAGTCAGTAAAGGTCCAGTGTAGGTAGCCAAAACAGACATACCGACGGTACGTATTGATTGTACAATGCCCGATTCCCCAGAAGGAATACTAGACGTTGAGACAGCAAAAGGAACAGTTCCAACTTGAGTTGCTGATGAATATACTGTAGGAGTAATCATTATCATGGCATTGGTATAAGTTGCGCCTACCGTTGTAAGTGGTACTCGCAGCTCTACCGTAACCGGAGCTAGAACCGTACATTTAACAAAGAAAGTCGACATGGTATTTGCGGTAGATCTCAGAGTGAAAGTCTCATCCTTCTGAAAATCCGTCACATTCCCAACTACCACTGAAAGGGTGGCAGATGCGGAAAAAGTATCCGCTGTCGTAGCAACAAAGCTAATATTATACTGTCCAATAGGCAACTTCCACCTATTGCCCAGCTGTCCCGTTAGGAACGACTGGAGCTGAATACCAGGAGTATTATATTGGAAAGATGAGAAATTCCCTTTCTCATTTGGGACCGTATTAGTAGTATACGGTTGAGGTGTAACCCCATTAGAGTTAAACAAATTGTAATCTCCAATAGGGGGCTGTGTAAGAACGAAGTACTGTTGATCTAAACGAACATCCTTGCCATTCAATACTCCTGCATAGGAGGCTGAATTGCCAAAATCTTCATTATCCCAAGGTCCTCCGTTCCCAACAGCCAGTGCAACCTTATAAGACGAAGGACCACTGAGAGAACCCAGCGTTGGCTGGATAGCAGCGGAGAATCGCCCTAAATCAGGCTGCGAAGCACTAAGAAAAATAGGAATATCAAGAGTTGTTGAACTCCTAACCAAGGCGGTCGGTCGGGTAAAAGAGTCAGGAATACGACTCTGATTCATCTTTGGGTGAATCATTGTAGCAAGGTACGCTTGAACCATCGGATTCATTCCGGATCTAACAGTTTTCATCATACGATCCTGTTCATTCATAGGGACTACAAGCTCTGCCCTATTAAACGTTGAGGATCCCGAACCCATCGCAAGCCCGTTCGCACGAGCCTGCGCTTTGCGCTGACGCTTGTTTTTGTTTTTGTTTTTCTTTGAAGGAGATTTCTTCTTCGAGGCCACAGCAACTTTGCCATTTTGAGAATTCATTACACACGTTCATTTTTAAAAGCCGAGATCGATTCTTACCCTGTTCGGCTTTCAATGCTGGTGTGAGGGACTCTAGAGGGAGGTATAGATGTTCTATCTCTTTATCAGAAAGAGAACAATCAAAAACTGCCTTCACCTCTGGTTCATTATGAAGTTCGACAAAGTAAGAAATCATCCTATCAATAATACCTAACCATCCCGGCGTATGATAACCCTCATACCTGAGATTAGAAAGACGCTGAGCTCTGATAAAAATATCAGAGGTTTCCGAATACACCGCTGCTGAACACAAACGGTCAATCGGAAGATAGGGAACATAAAAACCATTCTCCTCTTTTCTCACATAATGAGATAAAAAAGAAAGTTGCTCCCTGTGCCTCAATTCTTCACTTTCGGTGGTTAATATAAATCCAAGCTCTTTAGAAGCTCGAATAATACTAACCGGATTATAAAAATCCTTAGACTTATCATCCACCGAGAACATATCATCATCTCCAAAAAGCTTCATGGAAACACTAGATTCAAAATCATCATAGTACATCTCCCATAACTCCTCGTCAAGCTCGGAGTACGAAAGAACTAACCAATCATAGGCTTTCAAAAGATAGTGACCTAAGGTATTATCAACAATAGTATTTGGACTACCTGAAGGATTGCCCTGCTCTTTCGAGCAAACTTCCCCTAATGGAGTCATGATCAAGCTACCTGTAATCTGACGATAGATATTTGCAAGTGCTATATTAATGTCGCTATTCTTATTGTTTAAAAAACAATCTCGACGAAAATTAGCAATTGCCCACATCATCTCATTAAACATACAGGTATCCCAACCACTAGCATCAAGGGAACCACAATTCTCCGGATTGAGCAAATCACTATAAACGCAATGAAATCCACCAGAAAATTTAGACATACCAACACACGAAGAGTTCTTAAAAACTGATTCGTAAAATCGTTCATTGAAATCCATGCAATACTTCGAGGAGAAAAGATAAAAGAAAAGAGAACCAGACATAAAGACTCTCGTCTTACCATCTCGCACCTTCTCCTTCAATCTCAACTCCTGTTTTGAGCATGCACCCCAATAAGAGTTTACACCACCAGTCTTCAACATCCCTTCTTCAAATTCCTCATACAATTTGAAGAACTTTGCGTCTGACAACGCATCGCCCTTCGTGTTATAAAGAACCTTAAGTGCAGGTCCTGGAGAGGTGTCAAGCCTAACAGTTTGGAGTATTTCATCCATGCTAGTAAGCTTGGCACCCTTACAGAGTCTAAAATGTTTTCGCATCATTTTGACAGCTATATTAAAGGCTGTACGATTAAATTGTTTGGGAGCTGTCTTCCCAAACTTCGCCAATCCTTTATAAAACGGAATCTGTGACAAATCCGCAGGAGCATAGGTTATATTTGATTCAGGAATGAGAGATGCAAGATCACGATCATAGAACATAGGCTTTGGAGGAGTTTGGAAACGACGAAATCGTCCCTTATACTCCAAAGCTGTATCTCCACAATGGTTATCAAAGATATCCCTCCTCGCAGTCGTCCAATCGTAGCGGGAAAGAAGAATCTTATCCTCTACGCCTGGAACAGGCTCTGCAAGGAGGGTCTCTAGTTTTTTGCATCAGCAATCCTGGACACAAAAGCGGGGGTGAAAGCGAAAAACTTATTAGGCATTCCGCCACCACCACCACCCATCAAATGTATCCCCACAACATCTCCAGTATTAGCGTCAATCACCAGACCACCAGAATGGCCCTCTCCCGACGAAGCGGCATACTCAGTAAGATCTCCAGAAGCTTTGACATTCGCCATAGCTTTAGAGACCGACCATCCCCAAACGTTTTGTTCGTTCGGGGAATACGCAACAAGCATGACGCTTCGCGGATTAGAACCATAGGACTTAACCCGAGAAACAGATTTTAGTCCAGAAGGCTTGGTATAAAAATCAAGATCAGGAAACCCTGATGATTGACGAGATACTAGAAGACTTTCAGGGGCTTCCTCCCTAGCAAATAACTCAACTTCGGAGCCAAAATGATCTTTGGCTTTAGTAGCAACATGAGCCGGAACAACAAAGAAACGGCCTATCCCATAACCATTGGCAGTGTTAAAACTGGCCTTACCTTTCGGCTTAGCCAAAACAATGCCTCCGGTTTTGGAATAGTCTGTTTCTCTAACTATATGGGAGCCCGTTATAAAGGACTCTGGAGTGAACTTCCGTTCAAGCTCTTCCTGTTCATCCACCGCATCTGCCCAGTTTCCAACTGGCTTTTCAGCAAGCTCCTGTGCGAGCTGCCGAAACTCCGATCGAGAATCCCACAATTTCTTAGGATCTAAAGGATGTCTCAATATAGCGCTATTAATAACCTCGCGATGACGAACATCACCGCGAAGTTTTATATATCGCTCTAAAAAGATATCAAAGGTCGTAGACATCGTAGCATCACGGAGCTCAGTATAATAAATACTGACTTTCGAGGGGTGAACAAGAGGAAGACCACTAGCATTCGACATATTATACTTCTCAAATTTTCGTTGTCCTTTTGCAAGCTTTTGCTTCTTGCCCTTCGTATGACGAGAATCCTTTCCTATGTTTACATCGTCCGAATCTCTATCATAAATGATAGCTTCGGGCGATGTAGACACACTTGAGGATGCCTTCGGAAGAGCAGGCTTCCACTCACAAATTAGACGAGTAGCATCAAGGATCTGACCAGCCGTTATGTGAGAACATAGCGTCATAGCCTGTTTCTTGGTGAACTGCCTGTCTAAATAATAACGAGGATCGTTATTAGTAATACGAAACGGCTCAGGATTCGGGAGAGTGCGATCGAGATCTTCTATCACTCGCTTAGCCTCAGCATGGTAAAAACCAAACATAGGGTTAGCGACTGAAGAATTAACTCGCTCAGCACTCTCAATTTCTTCCTGAATCTCTTTCGTATTCTTTGGGAGAGGACGGGCAAGAGGAACTGAAAATGTAGAGACAAAAGGCTTAGGTGCTACAGGAGCAACAAGGTCTAATGGATCTACGGGCAAAACTACAGGGGAGGGCAAATCAGAATAAATAAAATTTATGGGCGTCGGATCCTCAGATGGTAAAGAAGGAAATGGTAAAGTTTCTTGGGGTAAAAATTGTGGGAGATTTTGAACATCACTCACGTTTTTATCCACATCGACTCTATCACTATGTCCAATACCAGCTTTGGATCTAAACTTCTTTTTGGGAGGCACAGAACAAACCTCTTCTTCATCAGAATCGCCTTCTTCGTCTTTTCCTTTATCCTTCGGAATAGGATCAGACGGAGGAAGCGGCTCTCCAGGAAGAAAAGGCTTGGCTAATGTCTCCCATTTAAAGAAAGAGGGTACATACCCTCTCCAGGCAAATTTTTTCTGACGCCTAAAAACAATCATAAAAACCATAGCAACAATAAAAGAAACAGCAAAAGCAACCATAAGGCGATGAGATTTGGTTCGCACTGTCCCCGCAACCTTTATCTTGGCCAACGAATAAACAGCCAACATAATGATCAAGAATCGAGTGAAAACATTATCATCATTAGGATCAAATCCAATTCCACCAAGGTTTGTCGAATAAGATTCGCATCAACATCACTACCAACAGCGGCCTTAAGAACTTCAAACCAATGCCGTCGATCATTACTAACGGGTACCGCCAGTATATTATAAATTGAGGTGGCCATAATCTTAATGGCCTCCGAATAATTTATAATAAACCCAAGGGCGGTAGCTCCGCTCATAAGAGCAGCAACCTTCAAAGCTCCAAGGACGCTTAGAGTAGTATCTTCAACGATACTCGACTCAGGAATATCGGATTCACATCCCCCATCCACAGCCAGCCGTTGTTTCTTCGAACGAGCCAACTTTTCCTTCTTAATATGTTGACGATATGCCAAATACAAAAGATAAGTAAAGGTGGCTGAGAAGACGGGGGCCATCATAAGGGATATGAACTTCAACGATTCCACGGAAGTAGCAATTCCAAACCTTCGTAAAATACGAATAATCCAAGCCTCACGTGGATGTCTCCACATGTACAAGCGAATAGCAACAGAATCAATAGTGTCCCGAATCTTCCTACGAAACAATTCGTAGGTGGGGACACAATCACGTGGGTCAACTCGAGCCCCCACAGGGGGGCTCCAAAAATTGACGTCGATCTCGAAGAACCAAATGATGAAATTGGCCATGACATTGCAAACAAAGCCCATGGCCAAAACCACCAAAACGGCAACTCCGAAGATCCACAATGGTGAAACAATCAACATTGCCAACTCGATAACGAGGTAAAGCACCACAGTAACGGAAGTAACGAC